CAGTGTGTCAGTGTGTCAGTGTTACGACTCCGTAAGGTCTCCATCTTCCTCTGAATCTTCGCTGTCTTCGTCTTCCTGGCCAGCCAGTGCCCAACGGTTGCCCGCCGCTTTCTTGCCACGTGAGTTGACGATCTCCTTCAACTGCCGTCGCACCCGGTAGATCATCCGCTCGTTGAAGCCTTCGGCCTCACCCGCTGCGATCACGTCCGCCGGCTTGCTGGGTCCGTTCTCTTCCAGATACTCAATCAGCCACTCTTCGCATTTGTCGCCCGGCGCTTCCTGCTCAAAGCTCGGCGGCTCGCCATAGGTGAACGTGACCCGCTCCCCCTCCTCCTTCATCTCGATGCCCACGCCGGTGGGATAGCGCCCCAGGTTCGTTTTTACCAGGTCAAGGCGCCGCTTCCCGTTCAGGCTGAACTGCCGGCCGGTCTGCACCACCGTCAGCCCCAACACCGTGCGCGCCATGGCCGTGATGTGGCCACTGCCGCGGAAGTCGTGCACCGACATTCCCGGCAGGGATAGCTGGCCGCCCGGCGGCTTGCGCAGATGGTGCAGCACCAGCAGCCCGCAATCCACGTGGCGGGACAGCCCCACCAGGAACATGAGCAGCCGGTTGGTGTCTTCCACGCTGTTCTGACCCGCGCTGCTGATGCTGGTCAGCGAGTCGATCACGATCAACTCTGGTTTCAGCGTCGTGGCCATGTCGACCAACCTGTCCTGCCACACCGGTTGCGTCAAGTCGATCATCTCGCCCATTTCCGCCATGAGCAGCCAGATGTTCTGCCGGTTCATGCCCAGGCTTTTCGCCCGGTCATTCGTCACCTGCGGAATGCCCTCGGCTTCGACGTAGATCACATTGCCGATCTGCTCCACCGGCTGCCCGTCGGGCCACGGCCCGCCCTCGATCACCGTGCGGGCGAGGTCCAGTACAAAGTACGACTTGCCCGTGCCCTGGAACGCACCCAGCAGGCTGAGCATCCCGCGGGGAATCCACCCCGGCCACAGCCAGCGCACCGGCGGCAGCGTGTCGCCGATCTCCGCCAGGCTGGGGAAGTGGATCGCCTCCGAAGCCTCCTCGATGGCGTACTTCCATTCCCTGGCCTGGTCGCCGTCGCTGGCCACCAGCCTGAGCGCCGGAAAGAGACGCCCGGTGGCCCAGGCTTGCGCCTCCACTTCCGGTCGGTCGCTGGCCAGCAGGATCTCCCGCCACGGCCACACCCAGCCCGTCAGGTCGATCTCCTGGCTGTCGATAGAACCTTCCACCAGCGCCTGATAGAGCAGCCGCTTCTGCATTCGCTCGGTGATCATGGCTGCCCCGTGAATCCATCCAGGATGGCCGCCGTTCGTTCCACCAGGTGGCGCAGACCCCGCTCCGCTTCCAGGATCGCCGTGTGCTCGCCCGTGATGTGCGCCCAGCGGTGCGTCTCCTTGATCGCCAGCTTGAACAGTTCGGCGAACTCAAAGAGCTCGTCATGCTGCGGGTGGCGGGCGAGTTGCGAGGGGCGAGGGGCGACTTCACCGTGCACCGCCACCACTTCGGGCACCGCTTGCGCCACCGTAGCAGGTTCCGGCGCCGCCCACGCCGGCAGCGGACGCTCCCCGTCCACCACCGGCTCTGCGGGCTGCGGCGCGCCGCGCTGCAACGCCAGCCGCTGCAGCGCACGGTACAGATCCGCCTGCCGATAGGTGAAATCGCTCAAGCACTGCTGCGCCGTCATCAGCGCCCGGTTCTGCGCGCCTTTGGCCGCCTGGTCGATCTCCGCGGCCGGGATGCCCGCCAGGTAGCCGTCCAGGTCTTCCACCAGTTCCGCCACCGTCAGCGGCGGCGCCGGCGTGCGACCTGCCCCGGCGTGCAGGTCGCCTTCGGCGTCAGGGGCGAGGGGCGAGGGGCGAGAGGCGGCGGGAGTGGCCTCCACCATCCGCTGCGCCATCTGCTCCGCCACGTTCTGGATCGCCTGCGCCAGATCCGCATGGCGCCAGTTGTTGGCGTTGATCGTCTTCACGCACAGCAGCCAGAAGCGCCCCTGACGCATCCGGGCGCCCTGGCGCATGTCATTCAGGGCGAAAGGCTGCGGCTTGTCGCCGTAGATCTCCTTGCTGACCTCACGCGCCACCCGCTCCAGTTCCCACACGGCGAGCAGACCCACCGCGGGCTGTGTCTTGTCTTGGCGCATCACCTGATCCAGCGCCATGCGCAGATCGGAAACAGACCATAGCGTGTTCCCGGAGTGCTGGGTCATCCAGGTTTGCAGCTTCGACCAGAAGGGTGTCATTTCGCCCGCCGGTGTCATGCCGGTTTCGACAGCACAGGCGCGTACCATGCCGCGCAGTTGTTCGACGGTGTATTTGGGCATCGTCCCACCGGGCGCGGGCCGGTTGGTGCCAATGTTCTGCGTGTTGATCGTGCGCCCGTCGGCGCCCTTCCTGACAACTGACTGCGCAATTTGCGTAGTGCGCTCCAGTTCTGCCCGGATGTTGCGCACCGACGATTCAGCGACCGCACAGCGCTTGGCGATCTCGTAGTTGCTCCACTGCGACCATTCCGGGTCACGCAACAGCACTTCCACCGCGCGCCGCTTGTCGCCATTCGTGCGGCGCAGCCCGTGCGCTGCGTTGGCGCCCGCCGCGTGGAGGATGGCATCGCGCCGCGTACCGGCGCGCACATCCGCCGGAATCTGGCTGAACTTGCCGTTGCGGTGCGCGGCGTTGACCCGGTGAAAGCCATCGGCCAGCCAATACTTCTCGCCGTCATGGAAGACCACAATCGGCGGGAAAGGCCAGGCGTCGGCCTCGGCCAGCGCGTCGGCATACTCGGTGATGGTGGCGGCGTCCATGCCCGCCCGCATCTGCGTACCGCCGTCGTTGACGATGGCCGTCAACGCCAGCAGGGTGGCCGCTGGCGGCGCCGGGGTTGCGCCGCTCAGCGTGAGCACATTGTCCAGAATGTTTGGTGTCTCGGTGCGTGTCGTCATGCAACCACCTTCATCCCTTCGTCCGACAATGCTTTATTGTCCGTCGCTTCCACCGGGGCAGGGACCGGGCAAAACCCGATCCCCTCCCGCTTCATCGTCTCCGGTGACCAGCCACGGCTCGCACAATACAACCGCGCCTGCTCCCCAGCCGCAGACCACAACTGCCGCTGAAACCACTCCGCCGCCGTCGCCAACACCGTCGCCTGGCGCCGGCGTGCGTTGCGCTCCTCCAACTCCTCCGCCGTCGGCGTCCGCCGCGGAATGCCCGCCAGCGCCGCCAGGTCGTCGATAGCCGTCGCCAGGTCGCACCGGTGAATGTGACGATGCCAATCGATCACATCCCCGCCCAGCCCCTGGCTAAACCACCACCAGCGCCCCGTCGCCGGCCACAGCTTCAGGCTGTCATGCTCCACCGTCGTCAGCGTGCGCCCCCTGCCCGTCACCTGGAACGAATGACCGACCACGTCGACCAGCTTCAACCGCTCCTTGATCTCCTCGATGATGCTAGGTTGCACGAGGCGCTCCTTCTGCCGGTTCGTCGCTCCCCGCCGGCACGAATGCGCACGCGTCGGGCAGCAGCCCCAGCTGGACCGGATGCCGGCCGTTGCAGATGGGGCACAGCCGCGGCGCCGCGTGCCGGCGCTTGAGCCGTCGCTCCAGGCTGCGGTCGCCGTCCCACGTGCGCGCGACGATGAAGGACAGACCGCGCTCTTTGGCCACCTGCGTCAACCGGGCGCCCTGGCCGGTGGCGTGCGCGTTGACCCGTGGCCCCAGGTCATCGGCATAGCCGAGATAGTGTTGGCACGTGTGGCGGCCAGGCGCCACCGGGCCGGAGAAGTGCAGCAGATAGACGACACTCATGCGGCCTCCGGGAGATTGGAGATTGGGAGATTATGAGAGTGGGACGTGCGGCTCTCGATGTACGCCACCGCCGCCGGCATGGTCGCGAACTCGCACCGGAAGCGCTGCTGCTTGTCATAGACCCGATAGCGGCCCCGTTCGCATTTGACGTGGTAGTCCGGCGCAGGCCGGGCGCTGCCATGCGGCGCGGTGCTGTGCAGTTTTGGCAGCGTCACGGATGCACCTCCAGTGTCTCCGGCGTCCAACCATCGATCAACAACAGCGCTTTCTCACGAATGATGCGAGCCTCCGATGCGAGATATGACATTGCGTCAGCATCAAACACCGTGGATAAATCAATTTCCTGGAAAAAGGTGTAGACCCAACCGGCCGCATCAATCAGGTCGAGGAATAGTTCGGCATCGACACTGACGGATGCGTGACCAGCGTCGGGCAGTAGCGCTCGTATGTCGTAGGTTGTTGTTTTGCTCACGGCTGCGCCTCCAAGGGGATGCAACGCGGCGGCTGGCTGAAGCGGGGCTGCCAGCCCCAATCGCAGATAATCCGGGTGATCTTCTGCGCACGGGCAACGCACACCTGCCCGTGCGGAATGCGCCAGCAGCGATCCCACGTCTGTGCGCTCGCCGGGGCGGGCGAGGCCAGCAGCACGGCGACGGCCAGCACTGCCAGCAGATAGTTGATGCGCAACACAATCCAACGGGCACGGCGCCGCCAGTAGTAGCGGTCGCCACGGCTGTAAATACTCATGATCCGTTCCTTTCATACTCTCCAGGTTGAAGATAGCTGAGTGTAGGCACCAATCGAGCCGCCTGAATGGCCTTGTGGTGCGTCAGGTCCTGCTCATCTGCGCAGCGCACGCAGTAATCGTCCAGCGTTGTCTCCCCGCAAACCGTGCACGTCATCTCCCTGGGGCTGGCGAGCTTCACCCGCCACACCACATGCCCGTGCAGGTCGCGCACCGGCGGCAGTTCGATCACGCCGGCGTCAGCGCCATCGCCAGCAGATTCGACCAGCGCCCGGTCTCCGACAGCATCACCACCGCGCCGCTCGTCGGCATCCAATCCGGTTTGCGCTTGTCGTAGGTCAACGCCTTGACCTCGCCGTCGACGGCCAGGCTGCGCAGCACCCGGATCACCAGGTCGCGGCGCAGCGTCTTCGCCAGCTTGCGGAACGTCGTCGCGCCGCTTGTCAGTTGGTCGATCACGTCCAGATCCGCCTTCGGCAGTCCCGACCACGCCGGGTGGCTGCGGTTCCAGCCCGGCGCCGTCGTAGGGTTTGCGCCGGCGCCGTTCGTGCGCTCGGCCAGCGAGTTGAACGTGTCGGTGGCGATCACGTTCAGGCGCGTCAACCGGTCGATCTCGTGCTGCCGCTCTGTGATTGCCTGGTGCAACGTGTCGATTGTCGCATCGGCCGTGGTCAAGTGAGCGATCATGCGAGCTTTGTCGGCGTCCATCTGCGTGAGTTGCTGGCGCAGGCCGTCCCGCTCGGCGATCAGCGTCGTCAGTTCCTTGTGTGCGCTTGCAGCGTCCTCACGGTTGTCCTCTAGTGCACTCTTCAAGGTGGCGATGGCCGCCACTATTGCGGCGGCAGTATCGAGATCGGGGTTGTGGTAGAGCGCCGGAGCGTTCACTTCCAACCACTCATTCAGCCGCCCGATCTGGTTGATCGCCGACTCCGCCTGCCGTTGCTCCGGCGTTGCCTGCGCCTGGCTCGCCACAATCGCCGCCAGGTCATCCGCCAGGGCAGCGCCGGCGGCGAAGGCGTCGCCGATGGCAAGCCGCAGCGCCAGCCGCACAGCCGGCCACTCAACCCAGCCGCCGTCAGCCGTCACCGCTGACAACGCCGTCATGTACTTGGCCTGAATGTCGTCGATGTTCATGCCACACGCTCCGGTCGCAGCGCGACAATCGTCCCGCCGCAACCAGGGCAGCGTGGCTTGTTCGAGGCCTGTCCGGCAATGATGTCGTCAATATCATCCGGCGCCTCATACCCACATGCCCCATACCAGCCGTTGGGGTTGACTGCCCACACGCACATATTGACGGTGGACGGCATCGTGCGCGCAGCCCCCGTCGTTTCACCCAGACCTGCCAGCACGTTGTGAATGTCCCGCAGCTCGCCGGCCACCGCCAGCACCGCGCTGGCGATCACAATGGTGCTCTGCCGGTCCCGGTAGAGCGTCCCCGCAATCGCCTCCCCCTTCGCAAACCTGGCCAACAGTTCCCCAGTCTGCGCAATCAAATCCGGCTTCGGCGCCGGTCCGTTCGTGTCCATAATCTCCCAATCTCCTAATCTCTAATCTCACACGCACGTCTCACAACAAACCCTTGCAACCCTTGACGCAAGCCCTTGCAAGCCCTTCAAGCCCTTCTCATGCCCCCTCGATCACCTCCTCCCAACTCCCCGGCGCGTCGCCGTCGGCAAAGGCGCGCAGCTGGACGGCCAGCCGCCCGCTGCGCAGATCCTTGCGGTCCCGGCTCTTCTGCTTCAGGCTGCCGATGTAGCGCGCCGTGGTCTCCAGGGACGAATGATGCGCCCGCCGCTGCACCTCGCTGTCGTTGGCGCCGTCGGCGACCATGCGCAAGGCCCACGTGTGGCGCAGGTCATGCACCCGCACCGTCGCCGCATCCGCCACGCCAGCCCGGCGCAGCGCAGTGCGCAGGATGCGCAGCGCACTCTTGCCGCTGATGGCGCCGTCCGGGTCGAGGGCGTCGGCGTCCACGTTGGCCAGGTACGCCGTGCCGTGATGGCTCACGGCACGGAAAATGTAATCGTCCGGCTGCAGCGGCTGCTCGTGCAGCGGCGCATTGGGGATCCAACGTCCATCCATGAACAGGTAGTGGACGATGGCATTCCAGACGAGTTCGGGCAACGGTTCATCTTCGGTCTTGCCGCCCTTGCCGCGCCAGGCGTAGATGATGCGCTCGCGCTGGCTCTTGCTGGGCCGGATATGCTTCCACTGCATCCGCACGACCTCGGCGTTGCGGAATCCGGTCTCCAGGTAGGTCAGGATCAGGGCGAAGTTGCGGGCGCCGGCGAGGGTGTGCTGGCGACCCTGCAAGTAGGTGAACAGGTCACCCAACTCTTGCGGCTGGAGCGGACGGGCGCGCCCGCTCTCGCTGCTCACCTTCGGCCGCTGGATGTTGCCGAAGCGGAAGGGGTTGGCGCGGGCGTTGCCCAGGGCGTCCACAAAGAGGCACATCTCCACCCCGAAGGCCATGCGCTTCTCGTTGATCACAAAGGAATAGAACGAGGAGACCGCCGACAGCTTCAGGCCGATGGTGGCCGGCGCCGTGCCCGCATCCGCAAGCTGCTGCTGCCAGCCGCGCACGTGGCCGGCGTCCACCTGCCACAGCTTCACCGGAAAACCGGCGTCCGGCCCAAGCTCGTGGCGCAGGGTGGCCACGTACTCGCGCCACTGGCGCGTGGCCAGCCGATAGTTGCGCAGCGTATGCTCGGAGCCGGAGCGGCTGCTGGCCACGAACTTCAGCCAGTCCTCATGCAGGTTCGACCACTGCACCGCCATCCATTCATCGTTGGCAAGCTGCGCCTGCAGCATCGCCTGGCCGAACTCCGCCCGCTTGCGCGCCTCCTGCGCCTGGCGCACCGCCTCATCCGAACCCCGAACGTCAGTGAGGGGAGCGTCGAGCACCTCCACCAGCGCCGGCTCATAGCGCACCAGGTCAGCGGACATATGCGCCCCCTGTGCCCGTCGCAGCCCGCCGCGCGGGTTTTGTCCACCCCCGCCAGTGCGACATAACTACACGTTTCGTCCCACAAGAATTACTTGTGGGACGTTGACCTGCTGCTGCTTCGTGCATCACCGCCTCCTCGGAAAAAGGGTGCATCAAAGAGACCCGGCGCCGCGCGCCCGGCTCAATCTCCAATCTCCAATCTCCAATCTCAAACCGCTTGGACAGGGCGCTGCGCAGGTGGACAGGTTGTCCCGAAACCCCGTACCTGCGCAGCCCCGGTGAAAGCGGGAGCGGTTCCCCCGAAGCGACCGCCCCATAAGAGGCTATCGCACCGCTCCCGCCCTCACCGGGCTGGGCCCTAGCTCAGCATATCGTCCAGTTCGGCGTCGAAGGCGCCCGGCGCGTCCTCGATCTGGCGCAGACGCTGGTAAACCTCATCCATCGCCAGGATCGCCTCACAGCGCGCCAGCTTGCGCCGGTGGGCGCTCTTCTCGTAATAGGCCAGCTTCTTGATGTTCAGCGTCATGCGATGGTTGGCGGCGTCGCGCTTGGCGGCGGCCACCACTTCCTCCCAGGCGGAAAGTTGGCTGTCGGTCATGGCTGCGCCTCTGCGAGTTGCGAGGGGCGAGGGGCGAGAGGCGAACGCTCCGCCTTCCACGCCAGCAACCAGGCAATGAGACGGTCGACGTCTGCGGACTGCATGGCAACCGAAATCGAGTCGTAGCGCGTCAAATCCATAATGGCCACCGCCACGTCCTCGTCACGGTGGCATTCCCACAGCGTAACGTATTTGTCTGGGTGTTGGGTGTCCTTGATCTTGATAGACAGAGATTCCAGAGTCACGCCGCCACCGCCTCGGCGTCCGGCGCCGTGCCGTTGCCCGCCTGGGCCAGCCCCAGCCGCATCGCCTCCTGGCGAATCATGCGGCGCACATAGGCCGACATGCCGCCGCCGCCCGTCTCCTCGGCCAGCCGCTCCAGCAGTGCCTTTTCTTCCTCTGACATCAACAGGGTCAGCATGTTGCGTCGTGTCATTCGTCGTTCCTCTCTCAATCACATATAGATATCGTATGCGAACATTCTATACCTATATGCGATGACTTGTCAATATGGAATATAGATTCACTGGGTACAAATATCGCAAATGGAAATAGAATGAAGGCATGTCGGGAGAACGCTTTCGCAAAGCTCGTGAAAAGGTTGATTTGTCACAGGGGCAAGTTGCAGCCTATGCCGAAACCGGTCAGGGCTATCTCTCCGACATTGAGCTGGGGAAGCGTTGGCCAAGCACCTGGACACTTCTTCGCAAACTGGCTGGCCAATACAAGGTTTCGACCGACTACCTCCTGGGCCTGACGGACGACCCGGATCCATTGCGGGCGGAGAACCGTGCGCAGGAGGCGGCGCTGCTGGCGCAGTTGCCGGGGCCGGAGCGGGCCATCGTGCGCGCGCTGCTGCTGGTGCTGGCGCGGGAAACGCCAGGCGAACGTCAATTTACGCTGGAAGTCATCGAGCGCTTACTGCTGCCAGCCCCACCCCACATCATAGGCGAGGTGCCCGATGACACAACCGAACCCACAGCGCCGGCCCCTGAGCTTGTCGAAGGGCCGCCTGACGAAGCGCAACCTGGCCAGCCTGCTGCGGCTCGTCTGGCTGCGTCTGCGCCGGCGGCTGGTCACCCTGGTGATGGATGAGGACTGCCGCTGGACGGTGGAGTGAGGCGCCGGCGGAGATCGCACGGGGGATGCGGGCGCGGGAGGGGAAGGAGTAAGGAGGATCGATGCCTATATTTGGGCTGTTTGGTCGCAAGAAAGCGCCCAGCAAGGGGCATAGCGAAGAAGACAACCGTAAGGCGCAAGAGGCCGGCTGCGTGAATGGTCGCCATTACACAACCTATGTGGAAGAGGTGAAACAACTCAAAAGAGAAGGGAAGTTGGCAGAGGCGGAGAAATTGTTGCTCAGGCTGATCAAGGCTGTAGAGGCTCAAGCTCAGATCGACAAGTTGAGCTTGGCACCCTGGTATTACGAGCAGTTGGGGATTGTCTATCGCAAAATGGGCGAAAAAGCCAAAGCTGATGCAATTGCCGCCAGGTATAAAAACTGGAAAAGATAGGGGATATCTTCGAGGGATTGAAACATGCAGGAACCAAAGTTCGAGATGGACATCGACGAACGGTTGAATGCTACGCTTGTGATGACCTGTCCCCAATGCGGGCGCAAGCACAAGCGGCGGTTGGAGGACTTGCGGGCGGGTTCAACCGTCGAGTGCGGCTGCGGGTTCACCCTCGTCATGAGTGACGATAACTTCCGTTCCTTCCAGCGGCAACTTGACGAGTTGCGGCGAACGCTGAAGAAACTCGGTAAGTAGTTGCTGGTTGGCAGCCAGCAGGTTGGCGACGGCATCAAAGTTGGCGCTCAGTTGCGTGAGGGCGGCCAGGTATTCAGGCGAGACGGTGAGGTTCACGTTTAGGTTAGCCATGTGGGTAGTATAGCACGGGAGATGCGCCCCAGGGTAGGGAAAAGGGATGATTGGGAGGGCAACCGTACTGAAAAACTTGTCAATATCCTGTATAGTGCCTGACGCGTCAGCACTGTGTGCGCGTTAGGGGGTAACGATGTCGGAATACACAACTTTTCTCTTTGCACGTCCTTCCTGGCTGGAAGGAATAGCGCGTCTGCTCGACTTCGGCAACACGCTCCAGGTCTACAACATCTCCAGCAACGACGCCGAAGCCGACGCCGTTGCATTGGCGTTGGACTGGAATGCCATTGGCGAAGACATGCACCGCGCCGTGCAAGAGATCATCCAAGCACGCACGGCTGGCGATCATGAGCAAACGAAAGCGGAACAGAACCCCGACTAACCGGCCTCGCAGCACAATTCCATCGGCTGACCAACAACTGCCGGCGCAATCCGCCGGCTCAGTGACGGTACACCGCGCCCAGATGAAGTTTCATTCCGGTCCGCTGCCATCGGCGGATCTGCTGGCTGAGTACGACTCCGTTGTACCCGGCAGCGCCGGTAAGATCATCGATCAATTTGTAGCCCAGGGCCGCCATCGGATGGATTTGGAGCGCGTCGTCATCCATGGCGACGTTCGCCGTTCCAACTGGGGACTGGGCGCCGGCTTCGTGTTGGCGGCCGGGACCATCGCCGGCTCCTTCTATATGATCTACCTGGGCAAGGACATCATCGGGCTGGCTGGCATCGTGATGGCGTTGGGCACGCTGGCCACTGCGTTTGTCTACGGCACCATCAGCCGGCGCAAGGAGCGCGTCGAAAAAGAGAAGCTGCGCCCAGGGACCTAAGACAGGGCCAAAGGAGATAGGATCGATGCAAGTACAAATTGAGATCGAGCAGGAAGAGGACGGCCGCTTTCTGGCCGAGGCGCCGGCACTGCCCGGTGCGCTGCACTATGCGCAGGGCGGCAGGACGCCGGAGGGCTGGCGCTGGTGCTGCGGGTCATCGCCGACCGGCTGGAGCATGGCGAGCCGGCGCCCGAACTGCCGGGCGTCTTTGCCCTGGCCGCATGAGCCAGTGGCCATCGACCCGCGCCCGGCGGGTGGGGTAGAGGCGTGAGTGGGTGGGCGGGTGAGATATAGATAAGATATTGACAAGTCACAAATGATTCCCTATACTAGAGGCATGTCGGGAGGGCTGCAGCAGGCGGTCCGTTGGGAGTAAGTCCCGCCCGGCTCAGGTAGGGTTGGGAGGGCTGCAGCAGGCGGTCCGTTGGGAGCAAGTCCCGCCCGGCTCAAAGACCAGAGAGGCCTCTTGGGGAGTCACATCTTCAAGAGGCCTTTTGTTATGATGCACATTTTGTACCTCGACGATTCCGGTTCACCGCACAACGCCAACGAAGAATACTTCGTGCTGGGCGGCGTCTGCGTGCCCGAACGCAGCCTGCGTTGGCTCTCCTACGAGCTGGAGAAACTTGTCCAGACCCTCACCGACGCGCCCGAAGACGTGGAGTTGCACGCAGTCGATATCTTTGGCGGGCGCACAGGCATCTGGCGGGAAATGCGCGAGCGCCCGGCGCGCATCACCGTGATCAAACAAGTGCTTTCCGTGCTGGATAAGGCGTACCCGGATGTCATCACCTTTGCCTGCGCCATCCACAAGGCATCGTTCACGGGTGATCCGGTGCGCCAGGCTTTTGAGGAGATCAGCAGCCGCTTCGACCGCTACTTGAAGCGGCTCAACGGCGCCCAGGCCGTCAAGGAGCGCCGCGAGGAAGAGCACCGCGGGTTGATCGTCATGGACAAATCCACCTACGAAACCAGCTTGCAGGGGTTGGCGGCCACCTTCCGGCAGGAAGGCAACCGGTGGGGCCAGTATCTCACCGGGATCTGCGAGGTGCCGCTCTTCGTCGACTCGAAGTCATCGCGCATCGTGCAGTTAGCCGATCACGTCGCCTACGCCGTCTTTCGGCGCTACAACGCCAGCGACCTGACCTATTACAACTGCATCGAAGGGCGCTTCGATCAGGAAGATGGGGTGATCCACGGGCTGGTGCACCGCAAGCCCAGGAACCAGTTATGCACGTGTCCGGCGTGTTTGACGCGGGCGCGCCGGTGACGCCGGCGCCGTCCGACAACAAAAGGTTGTGGGACGTTTCCCAGGAAACATTGAACGCGAGGAGCGACCATAGACTGCACGGGCGAAATGCAGAACGCTCGTACTGGCCGACTGACAAGAAAAATGGACGCACTGTTGTCGGACCACAGACCCCCTTCACATTTATCCCGGACAGCCTGGATTGGGCAGTCAGTGACTTCACGGATTGGCCAAAACGATGGCCTTGAAGTCAGAGGTTCACCATTGTGCACCTGGAATCTTCACATCCGTGAGGTCACAGGTTCAAGTCCTGTCACGCCCACCAAAATATTGTCGGACGGTGCACTGAGACCGCTTTGCCAGGAGATTTACTCCTGACGAAGCGGTCTCAGCCATTTCAAGGGCCGAAATTTATTGTGGGACGTTCTGGGAAATTGTCGGACGTTCCCAGACCACTGACCTCACGGCTTATTTCCGTGAGCACCGGAGGATTCAATGGCAGCCACCCGCAAACCCAAACAGCGCCAGGCCATCACCTTTGACAACGCCCTCGAAGGCTACTGGCTGGCGCGCAGCAGCAACTTCAGCAAAGGCACCATCAGCGACTACACCGTCACCTTCCGCCGCTTCTCCGAACGCTACGGCGCCACCGCCCTGGTGGACATCACCCCCGCCGACGTGCAGCGCTGGATGGCCGATATCGTTGACGAGTACAATCTGAGCAAGAAGTCACTTTGCAACGTCTGGACCGCCCTGTCCTCCTTTTGGACGTGGGCGTCTGGCGAACTTGACGTGCCCCACGTCATCCGTGACCACGTGCAGAAGCCCAAATACCGCTCCCCAGTCATCGAAATCTATTCCGAGTTGGAGATCAAGTCCATGCTCGGCGCCTGCGCGCAGAAGGCCGAATGGCGCACCCGCCGTGACCGCTCCGTGCGCGAGGCCAGCGTCTTCCACCTGCGCGACCAGGCCATCATCATCACCCTGGTAGACACCGGCGTGCGCGCCGCCGAACTCTGTAACTTCGAGATCCGGGATTACATCCAATCACAGGGGCGATTGTTAGTGCGCAAGGGAAAATGGAACAAAGATCGGGTCGTCTTCCTCGGCCAGTCCGGGCGCCGCATCCTCTGGCGCTACCTGGTCACACGGCCCGATGCGCAGCCCACCGATCCGCTCTTTGCCACCGGCACCAACCGGCCCATCGAACGCAACAATCTGCGCAGCACCCTGCAGGACATCGGCGCCCGGGCCGCCGTGCTCAAAGTGACCGTGCACCGCTTCCGCCACACCTTCGCCGTCAACTTCCTGCGCAACGGCGGCAACCTGCTGGAACTGCAAGAGATGCTGGGCCACGAGAACATGAACACCCTGCGCATCTACGCCCGGCTCGCCGAGGTGGACCTGGTCGCCGCCCAACGCCGGTCGTCGGTGGCCGACAAGTGGCGGCTGTGAGCGTCCGACAGTCGTCAGTCGTCATGCTTTTACTTGACGCATGACGACTGACGACTGACAAGCCTTTCTTGTCGGACGTTACCCCAACAGCAACTCCAGCGC